AGCGCGTCGCCGAAGGCTCCCGGCCGCACGACAGCGGCGGTCTTCGCCGGCCGCGGCGCCGCGAACGAGCGCGCGATCCCGGCCCCGTCCGCGCGGCGCCGGTAGACCTGCAGGAACGAATACTCGCGCCCCTGGTCGCGCGTCTCGTTGACGACCAGGTCCCAGTCGTCCGCGACCGCCTCCATCGCGTCGACGATGTCCTGCGGAGCGAAGTCGTGCTTGTGGTCGGGATTCGATCCCGGCGTCCCGATGCGCGGGTAGAGGTCTCGGTGCGGCAGGTAGAGCACCAGGTAGCCGCCGACCTTGACCAGGCGCCACCACTCGGCGAGCGCGGCCTTGTAGTCCTCGACATGCTCGAGGAGGTGCGAGCTGAACACGCAGTCGGTCGCACGATCGCCGAAGATCGGCATCCGCTCGCAGCTCGACACGACGATGTCCGGCTTCATCCGCACGCCGAAGAGCTCGATGTCCTTGCCGCTGTCGACGCCGATGAAATGGTCGAACACCTTCGTCGCGCCGCAGCCCAGGTCGAGCCCGCTCGCGCCGATGAAGGGAACGACGTCGAAGCGGACCTTCGCCGCTTCGTTGCCTTCCGGGTCTTCCGCTTTCCAGACCATGATTGTGGCGTCCTCGCGGTTTGGTGATGCCGGGAGGTCCAGGCGCGGGCCCTTGCGGACCCGCTCCCTCCCGTCGTTCGTCAGGTCAGCAGGTCGTCGATCTTCGCGAACGCCGCCGGCTGCCGCGCGCCCGCATCGGCGAACTGGTTCAGCGTGATCCGCACCTGGCCGGTCGCCGCGAGCGTGTACGGGTCGACCGTCACGTCCGGGGCGCCGAACAGCGCGACGAGCCACATCGACCAGTCGGACGCGAACAGCGCGTTCGAGCACACCGTCGTCGAGGAGCCCTTCGTCAGGTTCGAGACGATGTTGTTCGTCACCGCGGCGCGGTAGCCGTTGAGCGGCGTCGCGCCGTCCGCCCAGATGAACGGCAGGTTCGTCGACTTGGTGACCTGCTTCGCCTTGCCGCGGGTCTTCGTGTTGATCATGTAGCCCGCGAGGCGATCCGGCTCGGCGTTCGAGTTGGCGCACGCGCTCTCGAGATCGACGAAGTGCGACCAGGCGACCGTCGCGCCGGCGGTGCCGGCGACGACCGTGCCGATCCCCGTCGTGTTGCGAACGCCGCGGATTTCCGCGCCGGTGCCCGCGCCGTTGATCATCTGGTACTCGAGCAGCACCGCGGCGCCGGTGATCAGGTCGTCACGGATGAGCCCCTCGATCGACATCGCCGACTGGATCAGCGCCTGCTTCGAGTATTCGGTGTAGGCGCCGATCCGCTTGGGCGACAGCGCGAGCTTCGCGGTCACCGGCGCGGTCTCGGAGGCCGATCCGATTTCCGTCAGCATCCCGAGGCTGCCGGCGGTCGCCTTGCGCGGGACGTCGATGTTCCCGGACAGCCCGGGCAGGAACCGCACGCCCATGCCGCCCATCACCATCGCGTTCCGCAGCGCGTCGACGTACAGGTCCGGCCGCAGCTCGGTCGCGACGAGGAAGCCCGCCTCCGACGTGGTGCCGACGTTGAAGTCCCGCTTCTGGAACGCCTCGAAGGGCACGTAGAAGCCCTCGGCGGTGCGCCCCATCAGCTTCGCGACGGCCATCGACGCCTCGCGCTCGAGGCCGGCCTTCGACCAGTCGCCCGTCATCGCGGCGACGATCGCGCGGCCGAACGAGTAGCGCGCGACGTCCTTCGGCTTCATGCCGATGTGCATCTCGGACGTGTCGGTGTGGCGCGATTCCATCTTCGCCATCACCGCGTCCTTGAACTGCTCGACGCTGTGGCCGTTGCGGATCGCGTTGCCGACGTCCTTGTCGGACACGTATTTCGAGTATTGCTGGCCCAGGTCGATGATTGCCGAGGTGCGCGCGCGCTCCTGGTCGGCCGGCTTGGGGTCCTGCTTCACGTCGTCGGTCATGATGACCTCCATGTGGGGTTGCGGTTCGCGGTCCGCGGTGCTTCGGACCACGGTTGTCGACACGTAGGGCTCGGCGGACCGGCCGACTCCCACCGTCGGATCGGCCGGGATCGCGACGAGACTGACCTCGAACGGTTCCCAGTCGTCCACGCGGTAGGTCTCGTGGCCCTCCTTCTCCTCCGCCATCACCATCTTGTGGATGACGTAGCCCACGGAGACGTGCCGGCGGATGCCGTCCTGCACGTCCTTCCACGCGGCGTCGGCTTCGGCGTTTCGCCCGAAACGCACGACGGCCCGTCCGAGACGGTCGTCGCCGATCGCCACCTTCTCCACCACGCCGATGTGTCGCCTCGCGTCGTGATCGAGAAGCAGCGCACCGCCGTTCTTCAGCCGGCCGAGGCGAACGGACGACGGTGTGTGGTCCAGGATTTCGGTGCCCCAGTAGCGCTCGTAGGGCTCCTCGCTCGAAAACGCGAGCTCGACCGTCCTCGCCTCCTCGTTGACCGCGGCGCGGTCGAGCGTGAGGTGCCGGTATTCGGGCTGCGTCTTCCTGATTTCGGTGGTCTGCCTCATAGCAGCATTCCTTTCGATTGCATAAACACGATCGGGTCGTGCGCCGCCTTCTTCAGATTGCAGGCGCGGCATAGCAACTGGATGTTGTCAATCGTGTTCGCGCCGCCGCGCGAAAGCGGCATGACGTGGTCGCGGTGGATGCTATTGATGCCTCTGCGAGCACCGCATATTGCGCATCGTCCGCGCTGCGCGCGGTGCAGAACGACGACCTGTCCGTGTGTGAACGTACCGGCTGCGGCACGCTTGAGCGCCCGCCTGCGCGCCGTCTTTGAGGCCTGGTAGGGGAGGCTCTTGCTCAAGCCGCCGGCCGTGCGCACAAGGCAGCCGCAGCTTTTCTGTCCTGCCCTGAGATGACGCGCGGCGATCACTTTCGTGGCCCCGCAGTCACAGGCGCATCGCCAGAGGGCTCCGTGGTTACGTGATCCCGCCCGTTCGACGACGACGAGGGCCCCGAATCGCTGGCCAGTGAGGTCGTCGGCAACCCATCGGGAACATCCGCAGCTGGTTGTGTCGCCACAGAGGAGCGCTCGTCCCTCGAAGACTCCTGCGGCCCCGCAGTCACAGGCGCATCGCCAATAGGCTCTGCCTCCGCGTGAGCCATCCTTTCCGACGACGACGAGCTTCCCGAATCGCCGGCCGGCGAGGTCTTTGATCCGTCCGCGCTTGTGGCGTCCGCAAGAGCCTGTCTTACCAGCGAGTAAATCTGATCCGATGACAGCTGTTTCTCGACCGCAGACGCAGCGGCAAGCCCAGACAACATGACCAGCGCGTCTTTCGTCAGCCCGTCGAACGACGCGGAGATCACCGAAAGCACGGCCGGCAAGATCCTTGCAGGAAGACATTCCAAGTCCTTCTTTATGCTCTCGACCCTGCTCTCGACTTCCGCCACCAGCGACGTGGTATCGGTGGTGGCATGGCCGATCATCTTGGCGGCACACAGGCCGTCGATCAGATCCGACCAGGCCGGAGCGCGGCCGCCTGGTTGTTGGTTGGGCAGCGGCACGACGTGGCTCCATCCTTTTGACGCAGCCGGCGCGTTTGGCGGTTCGGCCGCCGGTTTCGCTGCCTTCGGCGCGGTCGGCAGCCCCGCCGCCGCCATCGCGGCGGTCTCCGCCTTGAGCTCGTCGATCACGTCGTCGAACTCGCGGCCGCGGCCGGCGGCGAGCTCGGTGCGCGAGGCGAGCCCGAGGCTCACCAGCTCGGCCGAGGCCTGCGCTTCCTTGAGCGGGTCGACCCACGCCCAAGTGCGACCCTGGAATCGCGCGACGTTGTAGAACTTCTCGAGGCGGTCGGCCGGTAGGCTCTTACCGCTCTGCTCGAAGGTGATGTCGCCGCGCATCAGCGCGGAGGCGAGCCAGTCGCCGAACACCGGCATCAGCAGCGACTCGATCAGCCAGGTCTGGAGCTGCGTCCAGACCTCGCGCTCGGCGAGCTCGGCGATGCGCGCGGACGAGTAGTTCACATCCGTCATGTCGCCCGACAGATTGTGCGTCGCGACGTCCAGACCGGTCGCGAGGCCGCGCAGGCACGCCTTGAGGAAGCTCTCGAAGTTCGCGTGCGGGTATTCAGGATCCCAGGACTGCAGCTCGTAGCCGACCGGCAGCTCGACGAACTCGCCCGGCTCGGCCGTCATCTGCAGCGCGCCGGTCGTCGCGTCCTTCGCGTCTGCGACCTGGTTCAGCCCGACGTCGGATGCGTCCGCCGCGCGCTTGAACACGCCCATCTTCGCGGCGCCCACGCGAGCCGCGACGACCGCGGCCTCCTCGAACCCGTGCAGCATCGCGCCGCGCATCAGCACGGCGTGCAGCCACGAGTAGCCGCGGACCTGCTCCGCGCGCTCTGGCACGTAGAGGTGGTAGATGTCCTTCGCCTCGACGCGCTCGGTCGTGCGCGGCCCGGCGTTCCAGCTCTCCCCGGGGTGCGAGGTGAAGATGTGGTAGGCGACCGGCCGCAGCATCGAGTCGATCTCGACGCCCTGGCGGATCGTGTTGCCGTTCGCGAGCCGCGCATTCAGGTTTTCGTCGAGACGGTCGGCCTCGAGGAGCTGCAGCGCGATGCCATACGGCAGCTTCTTGTTCCGCACCAGGCGCACCAGGGCCTCGCCGTCGCGAGCAACGCCCTTCGCCGCGACCCGCAGCAGGTGCGCGAGGCTCATCCGGCCGGTGACGTCGGCCGTGCGCGCCCAGCGCGCGAAGTGCACCTCGACCGCATCGTTCGCCGGCTTGTCGAGCGCGCCGGTCGTCGTCTTCGCCCGTACCTGCAGCGTCGGCCCCGACGGCCCGACGATGTTGAGGGCCACGAGCGACAGGAACCGCCGGCCCCATTCATTGTTCGCGCACAGGGCCCGGGCCCGCGAGCGCAGGATGACGAGCGTGCTGTCGAGGTCGGCATTGACCGCCCCCGAGAGTTGCGCCATCGACATCGTGAGCCGGTTGATGGCGGCCCCCGCGAAGCCAGAGTCCCGCATCGCGAGCGCCTGCCCCGCCGCGATCGCGCGCTCGCGCGCCCGGCGCGCGGTGAAGTCGCACAGGATCTTCGACCCCTTGTCGGGAAAGTTGAACACCGCCGGGGCGCGTTCGGCGCTCACAGGCGCACCTGGACCTTCCTGGCTGTCCCGAGTCCGGCCGCGAGCTTCGCCGCGGCCTCCTCACCGGCGACCTCGGCCCGGTAGAGCTGCCGCAGGCGCATCAGGTCGGCGATCGGCATGCGCTTCAGACTCCGACCGCCGATCTGGTAGGACTCCTGGTCGAGCGTCGCGCGGTTCTCGATCACCGCCTCGATCGCGTCGAGCACCCTGCGCGCGTGGCTCCGACCGTCGTACCCCGCCGCGAGCGTCGAGGACCGCACGCGGATCTCGAGCTGGCCGCGGTCGACCGTGTAGACCTCGCCGGCTTTCTCGACCCAGGCCGTCCAGGTGTAGTGCCCGGAGACCCAGCCGGCAGTCGTGGCGGCCGCCACCTGCACGTCGTAGTCGTCGCCGTTCGCGGCGGCCGTGATGTCGATCGCGGTCCCGGCGGCGCGCGGCGCGAGGCGGTACTTGAGCGTCCAGCCAGCGGAAGCCGGGTAGTCCGGCACGCTCGTGGTGAAGTCGAGCGTGTCGCCGGCGGTGAGGAGGTCGGTGAGCGTGGTCACGTCCGCCTCTTCAGGACGCCCGCGCCGATGCGCG